ATGGGCTCAATCACCGTTCGTAAGCGCAAGGATGGCTCTGTCGCGTATACCGCGCAGATTCGCATCATGCAAAAGGGCGTCACAGTTTATCAGGAAAGCCAGACATTCGACCGCAAGGCCACGGCGCAGGCCTGGTTGAAAAAACGAGAGGTCGAACTGAAAGAGCCTGGCGCTTTGGAGCGTGCTAACAGGGCTGGCGTTTCGATTAAGGAGATGATTGAGCGATACCTAGTTCAGTATGAAAAGCTGCGTCCCCTTGGGAAAACCAAGCGGGCAACGCTAAGTGCGATTAAAGAGTCCTGGTTAGGTGACGTGGCGGACGTGGAGCTAACAAGTCAGAAGCTTGTCGAGTATGCGGTCTGGCGTATGGAGACGGCCGGCATCCAGGCGCAGACCGTTGGCAACGACCTGGCCCACCTTGGCGCGGTGTTATCAGTGGCCAGGCCCGCGTGGGGGTATGAGGTTGACCCTCATGCAATGTCTGATGCGCGGCAGGTGTTGCGCAAAATGGGAGCCGTTAGCAGGAGTCGCGAGCGGACACGGCGCCCAACGTTGGACGAACTCGACCGGATTCTGACTTACTTTGAACAGATGCGTGATCGCCGCCGGCAGGAGATCGACATGCTGCGGGTGATTGTGTTTGCTCTTTTCTCTACCCGTAGACAGGAAGAAATCACGCGCATTCGCTGGGACTCGCTTAATGAAAGGGACCAGTCTGCCTTGGTTACTGACATGAAGAACCCGGGGCAGAAGTATGGGAACGATGTCTGGTGCAACATGCCTACCGAGGCCTGGCGTGTTCTCCAGTCCATGCCTCGGGTGGCTGATGAGGTGTTTCCCTACAATGCGCGCTCAATCTCGGCATCGTTCACCCGGGCCTGCAACTTCCTAGAGATCGATGATCTTCATTTCCATGACTTGCGGCACGATGGTGTAAGCCGGTTGTTTGAAATGGGGTGGGATATCCCGAGGGTGGCCAGCGTATCCGGCCACCGGGATTGGAACTCGATGCGGCGCTATACGCACCTTAGAGGGAATGGTGATCCATATACCGGGTGGTCATGGGTCGAGAAGGTGATAGCGGGCCCCGTGATCGAGGCCCAAATGCGGGTTAAGAGACGCGCCGTAAGCCGCGCCCCATGAGCTTTTCATGCTCGCTCTTTGCCTTCGCATGCTGCGCATCGAGGTAGGCCGCCAGGTCGTTTAGGTGTACACCTCTGGCAGCCTTCTGGCTGGATTCTATGCAAACAAGCGGTAGGTTGATCTCGCCCTTTGCTACCTTGCCCTTCATTTTTTCGGGTGTCAGGTGGCAGAAGTAATCGAGGCAGACGCGCTCAAGGGGGATGATCACCTGGCCGCCATATTGGGCCATGAGTAGGAAAGAAGTGTTCATTGCTTCACCTTTGGTGCATCGTTCTGGCGCTTTGCTTCATAGATGTTTGCGATCTTCTGCATGCACAGAGGGTTACGGCTCATGCTGCACCTCCTACTTGTTTCCCGGGCATGCTAAAGGCGATGGCCAGGGGACGAACCCACACCGGCACGCTACTAAGCGTGAATGTCTCGCCCATTTCGTTAAGCATCAGCGTGCTCAGCATCACGTCGGCAATGGCCTTGCCGGCCTTGCGTGGAACAGCGTTCCCGATGCGCTCGCGCCAGGCGCCGTCGTTGTTGCCGTGCAGCACGAAGGGTTTGCCGACCGGCTCCAGGGCGCCGGTATCCTGGTTCGGTCGCCACATGTCCTCGGGGTCGAACATGGATTGCAGCGCGGCCAGTTCTAGCGTGGTGAATGGCCTGTTCCAGGTATTCGACGGGCTACGGATGACACACGCCAATCGGTCGTTGGCTGCCGGCATGCGGGTGTCAGCGACGGACCAGCGGCCATTGTCGTGGCGAGCGTTCGCCGAAACTGCGCCGGCGCTGCCGCCCCATTCGACAACCCCGTAATGTCCACCGGTGAGGTAGGCATCGCCCTTCTTGCGATTGAGGACGCGAGGATCTGCGACGGACTGCCAGCCCCCTTGCACGCCCTTGCCGCCGGCGATGATGGTGCCGGCGAAGTTGGCAAAGGGAACTACCCGGAAGTTGTTCGAGTGGCGTTTCCAGTTCGGCCGGGGATCGGCCACGCTGAACGTGCCCTGGCCCGGGCTACGCTGCCCGGTGACGACGCCGCAATGCCTTGCCCATGGGATCACGCCGAACTGCGCATACTCGGCCGAGCTGGTGGGGCGCGGATCTGCTACCGAGTAGTTGCCGTTGGTGGGTGTGTTGCGGCCGGCAATGACGCCGGTTGTATCTTCCCAACGGTTGACGCCGAGGTATCCCGCTCGGTACTCCGGAACGATCAGGAAGTCTCGCAGGAACCCGTCCTCAACGTTCAGGCGGTTCAGTGAGCGCCAGTCTTTCCCGGGCTCCACAAGTGCAAGGCGAACCCAGGTTTTCCAGTGCAGAGCGGGCACGCGGTGCATGGGGCCTGCCAGTTCGATATCGCCCGCCAGGGGCATGCGCCCGAGGATCTCGCCAACGCCGCGCAGGCGGTGTTGCTGAGGCTGGTACAGAAACGCCCGGACTTTCTCGATATGCCGGGCCACCAGCAAGAAGCGCTTGCGGCTTTGTGCCAGGCCGGCGATTTCCCCGCAGTCGTGGACTGTCTCGTTTACCGCGTAGCCGTAGTGTGCAAACAGCTTGACGATCTGGTCGAGCAGATGCCGGCCGCGTGACGCAAGGCGAGGGACGTTTTCGAACACAATCAAGCTGACGGGGTTATGTTGCCAGGCTTCAAGCATCAGCCAGACGCAACGAAGGGTCAGTTCATTAAGGGCCTGATACTTGGGTGTCAGGCTCATTGACTCCGGCAGCAAGCCACTGGCGCCTTTGCAGGGGCTGGAAATAAATACGGCGTCTGGATCTTCGTTCCCGGCTGCGCGGCGAATGTCTTCGGCGGTGGCCTCGATCCAGCCTGCAGGTGGCTCCGTCCCGTGGAACGCGGTGTACTGCTCGCGGGTGAAAAGATCCCGGAGCGTACCTTTCACTCCAGTGAGGCTTTCGAAGTCGGCCAAACCGGCGGGGTCAACGTCAACCCCGCCCAGGCACCGCCAGTTCCCGATCAGTTGGGCGATCTGCAGTGAGCTGTCATTAAAACCTGCAGCGCCTGAGCCCAGGCCGCAGCAGAAACCAAAGTGGGTATAGGTACGTTTAGCGAGCATGATTCCCTCCTTGGTCGTTCTTGTCCGTACGTTCGGCCATGTAGTCCCGCAGGCGCGTATACCCCTCGACAAGCTGCGCGGGCGGGCGAATCTGAGCGATCAGCGTTGCATCAGGGTTGGCTGCCTCGCGCAGCTTTTCGTGGGGTGTAAGCGCCTCGGTGGTGCTGCAGCAAGGAGCAGTAATGCCTGCTGCTGCGCAGCAGAGGCTGTTGTTTACAGGCGCGGCGATCCTGCTGGCGTTGCAGAGCAAAGCGGCCTGGCCCTGGTGGTGGATCTGTTCGGCCTGCATGCCGCTTTTCTCTGGCGTCTCGATCTTGAGGCGATCCATCACGCGACCTCCTTGGCCAGGTCTGCCAGTAACAGAGCGTTGTCGGTGTTCTTCTGCAGCTGGCGGAAGGCCTCGCTGCCGAGCAGGGCCTTTGCCTGCCGTTCAAACTCTTTCCGGTAGCGGGTCAGGGCGCGCAGTTCGGCGCTGGCTTTCTGGTGCTGCTGGTGCAGCTCGCCGGCCGCCTGTGGTGTGAGGCGTAGCAGTACAGGTGGGCGGCTCATGCGGCTTTCTCCTGCTCGGCTGGCTGGAGTAGTGCGGCCATGGCCAGTAACTGCTCCCGCTGAATATGGGCGTTTCTCTCAAGGCCCTTGCAGGTGCGAAAAGCGCTGAACGCTCCGGCCGCTACGCGCAGTGTTTCGGCGATGCAAAGCAGGTGCTGCCGGTCCTGGTCGCCGAGCTGTGAGGCGGCCAGGGCGCGCTTGTAGCGGCCATAGAGTGTTTGGTAGTGCTCTTGGGCCTGCTCAAGCTGTAGCTGTTTCTCGCGTAAGGCTTCGGCGCTGTCCGCGTGTTGGATTGCTTTTCCTTCCTCTATGCCTGTCTCTCGACCGCTGGTCTGACCTATGAGGTAGCCGACCCCGAGAACAAGGCCGCTGGTGATGATAAGGGCGATCAGGGTGAGTATCTGAATGTGTGTCATGTGGTGCGCTCCTGGTTTGCTTGGCTGGTGGTGGCAGCCGTTGGGTTACTGGGTTTGCTCGGGTGTATCGGGTTGCTGCCTGGCCTGTTCCTCGTCGGCCTTGTAGGCGCGAATGTCGATCAGGGCGGCAACGTGTCGGATATGCGCGTACTTGGGCGCCTTACGGCTGCTGTCGAGCGTCATAATCGGTAGCTGAATGCGGCCGCTGGTGATCTCGGCCACAAACGTCTGCTCGTTGAGGTTGCGAAAATATTGCGCGCGCAGCTTGTCCAGGGGGATCAGCACGTCGCCGAAGGTGCGATACAGCAGCTCGACAGTGGCCGGATCTGGTGCGGGTAGTAGGCGCAGTGGCGCCTGGTCCGTGTGGGGATTCATGCCGCTACCTGTTTGCAGAGGTCATAGGCCTTGTTGCGAAGGTCTTGCAGCACTTGTTCCGGGGAGTTGCCATATCCGGACAGGATTGTTTCGCCGTTGCCAAACCCGTGTTTGTTATGGATATGCGCGACCATCGTTGGCGTTGAGGCACCGTGAAAACTGATAGTCGTGGATACGAGACTGTGCGGGTTCAGCGCGGCGGTATCCAGCTCGGCGGCTAGCAGCGATGCGGCCGCATGTAGCACTGGAAGGCCCGCTAGGGCTGGTGTAGGAGAACCAAAGGAGATCCCGGCAGCGCTGCACACCAGCTGCGCGAAACCTTGGATTTGTTCGGCGGTCCGGTCGGCGGCCTTGGTGGCTAGCAGCGTGTTCAGCGCTTGATCAATCAGTTTGTGATCCATGGTCTTTCTTCCTTTTCGGGTGATTCCAGGTGATCAGGCAATGGGCTTTGGTCAGCTCCCGCAGATGCTCCGGAACCTCAAGAAGCGCAGCGTTGCGCTCCTCTTTGGTCCGTAAAGCGAGGATCTGGCGGGCGTACTGCCTAGGCCACGTCACGGCGGTCTGCCGGGATGGCAGGAAGGTCGAGCCCTAGTTGCTCCGCTAGCCAGGGAATGCCGGCCTGTCGAACCCTCGTTGACTGGCTGTATTGCATGCCTAGCTTCGGGTGGAACCACTGGCCTTCCTTGGTCCCCAGGTATTCCCGGTCCCGTGTTGGGTAGGCTGGTAGGCACTTGGCATTGAGCAGGTCTTTCTCCCGCATCAGGGCGATCAACTGCGGCCGGGTGATACCGAAGTACCGGGCCGCTTCTTTAAGGTTGCGATCCATAACGGCCCCCTAAGCGGCGTGCGCGGCGGGAGTCGCCAGCGCGGCCAGGTGGTTGATGGATTCGCAGGCGGCCTTGTAGATCTCTGCATCGGAGCCGTGAACTGTGAAGCATTTGGTTCGTGGGCTTCGGTGTCCGATGCTGAGAATAATGGTCGCGCCTGCACGGCTCCGGGTGCGGTGGATCGCTGCCCTGATTGGCAGCGAGAAACCCATATCAAGGTCAAGGAATCCGCCCAGGCAGACCAGTCCGAAAACCCGTTCGCGTAGCTCTGCGCTGAACTTCCCATACTCGCGCTCGGCGTGCGGGAGTGGTTGTAGCTGGGCAGTCGTGTCGATTGGGCCGTTGGCCACGTCCTCGATGAAGTCTGCCAGCTTGAGGTGGGCTTTCTTGTCGTTGGCCAGGGTCAGGGTGTGGCGCTCGTTACCCATTTCCAAGACGAAAGAGCTTTCGACGGGGCCGCGGTCAACGTTCAGGCGAAACCTTAATGCCGTGCGCTCGGGTGAGTTGCGCAGCGTGTGGTTAAAGGTTTGGCTCAGGTTGACCTGGGCCTTGAGTAGCTGCAGCGTGCGGTTATCGATTGAGAACCTGCTCATGCTGCCACCTCCTGCGAACGCCCATTTGGTTTCAGTACGTAGCCCCAAGGGCGAATCCCTCCTGGGCGGTGGGCGGGCAGGCGGACGCGGGTATAGCCGAGTAGCAGTAAAGATTGGCCAACGGCCATTTGAGTCGCTTTATCCAGCGTCAGGCCCATTGCCTCGATTACTTGCTGGTTGGTAACGCCTTGCGGCCAGTCATTGGCTGCCAAATGAGAGCGTAGATTTTGTTGAAGCTCGTAGTGTTTGCGCTGTGGAGCTGGTAGGTCCGAGCCTTCCAGCCAGTCTGAAGCGCCAAGTTCGGCAACCAAGTCAATGCCTGTGGTGCGCACTGCAGCTTGGTTGGCCCGGGTTGCTGCCAGTCGTCGTGCCATGCCCATGCTACGGGCTGTGGTGAACAGGGCGCGGAACACACGTCCTGCACTGACGATTTGGTCGGCCTCCACGTTGGCGGCTAGTGGAACCTCAGTTGCTTCGGCGACAGGTTCTGCCGTGGGCATGATGTAGGCGCCATGTTTGCGCAGCGAAGGCAGTACCTCATGAGTCACCCAGCGCTTGAAGCGTTTGGCTTCCGCCTTGCGGCTGCGAAGAATGGCGGAGTACAGGCCGGCTTCGTTGATGACCAGCATTTCTTGGTCGCCACCAGGGGTCTGCACAATTGACAGACCCTTTTCATCCTCATCGAGATGGCGGGTCATCGCAGATGCTTCGCTGTATTGCAGTACATACGACACATCATTGGCAACAAACCAAGGCTCGCCATTGATCATCAAGACGCGCACTTGATTGCCTTCAAAGACGCGTTGGATTGGCAAGTTCATCAGGCTGCCCTCCCGCCATTTGGGTCAAAGGGCTTGTGAGGCTGATGAGAGTGTTGCTTGTACTTGCTGGTGATAAAGGCGCAGCCGTACTCGCGGGCTAAGTGGCGAACCTCGAATACGCGGATGGGGTTGCACGCCGGATGGGCGTGCAGAGTTGCGGTGGTGTGCATGGTATTGCCTCGCTCTGTGGTGGAAGAGAGGCATTTAATATCACGTATTGTGTTTTAAAAATCAACACGCATCGTGCTAAAATTCTGCAGAGCTGTGAAGAAATCGTGATGATTTCAGAATGCCACCGACTAGATGTATCTCTAGTACTTCTTTCTCTGGTAGGTGGATCGTGGCCTGTTCTGAGTTGATGCTGTCGAGCCTGTACATGCCATCCCGCAGGTAGATGAACTCTTTGATCATGCTTTTACCTGAGGTCGTTTTAACCATCACCTCATCACCGCTGTCGAATGATTTGCTGGGTTCGATTAGGACGAACTCTCCGTTTTTTATTCGAGGCAGAAGACTATCGCCTGTCACCTTGAGCCCGTATGCGTCTGGGTCGTCGCTATGAATGTTTAAGAACCCATCTCCAGGGCCAAGGGGCATTGATAGCTCCTCAAAGTAGCCCTCGGCGCTCAGTTGCGCGCTTCCAATAACGGGGACTTTCCCATTTTTTGCCCAACCAATATTGCTTCCAATTGGCTGACCTTTGTCGGAGGAGCGTCCGTAGTCTCGCGTTAGACGGTCTTCCGAACGGACACGGCCTTGTATGTGCTCAGGTAGTGAGTTGAGTTCGGAACGATCACGGCCGGCAACTAAATCTGGCAGCGATACGCCCAGGGCACCCGCCATTGTTTCGAGGTCTTGAAGGTTTGGTTGTCGGGTGCCTTTCTCGTAATTGCCGATTCGTGACTGAGAATCCCAGCCACAGGCATACGCAAGCGCCTGCTGGCTCATGCCTAGGGCTTTCCGTAACTGCTTGATGCGATTTCCTAAATTATTCATGTGTTTTTTTTACCACGATATGAGGTTTTTTATCAGCACGTAACGTGTTGAAATGTTCACGAATCGTGTTTAATATGGCGCTGAGATAGAGGAGGTATCGATGAACCTTATCGCTGCTTATAGAGACAGAGCTGGTATCAAACAAATCGAGCTTGTTGCGGAGCTTGGTTGGACGCAGACGCGGCTCAGTAATTACGAAGCTGGGCGTAGGACCGCTGGTCTGGCCGAGTGCCGCTCCATTGTTCGGGCGCTAAATGGGCTTGGAGTGATTTGTTCACTTGATGACGTTTTTCCCCCGGAGGCCGCAATTAATCACGCGGCTTAGAAAAAAGGCGACCTTACGGCCGCCTCGTTCCTCCCGGTACACACCACCACAGTGTCACCGGGTCGCGGTTTAGGTGGACGCGCACACCACATGCAAAAACGTCTACCGCTACCGCGCTTTCCAGGGCTCGGAAGCCTTGGGTTGCTGCCTTTCTCCACCACAGATAGGGCAGCTGTTGCGCCAGAGGTGAACAACGGATTGTTTGCCTCGGCACGGTGCCGGTTTCGATCTTGAGGATCTGACCGGCTTTTGGGCCGTTTCAAGCCACGCAGCAAATGTATCACCACTACATGCTGCGCGGCACTGGCAACTTTTAAGGATTAATGCCATGAGCCGAATTGCTCTAAGTAGTGTTGAGCGGGCTAAGCGGGAAGTCTTGCCGCTCGATCTCGCGCTGTACCATGCCGCCCGGGACTATCCCGGCGGTGCTGCCGCCATCGCCGCCACCACCGGCCGGAACCCTACCACGCTGCAGCACAAGCTATCCCCGACCCATCCTAGCCATAGCGTCAACGTTCAAGAGTTTGGCGAGATTCTGGAGCTAACCAAGGATCGGCGCATTCTCGATGCCGTGCATGCCCTGGTGGGCGATACGATCTGGCAGGAGTTGTCCGAGACTTACACGAATGACATGCCGGAAACCTTGACCACTGGTATCGCGGTGTACTTCCGCCAGGTAGCGGACCTTGCTGATACCTGGGCTAAGAGCATTGGCGACGGTGTAGTCAGTGATGCCGAGTTGGCAGAGATCCGCCTGCAGGTGTTTCGCGGTATTCAGGGGTTGCTGGGGTTGTTCAATCGTGCCAGCTACGTGAACCAGACGACTCGGGGGGTGGATCATGTCGGACGACGTTGATTTCGCCACTGATCTGGTGCAGGAGCGATTAGATCAAGCCCTTGCGGCGCGTCTGTTGATGAGATCTCGGGTATCCGGGCATTCCTTCTCGATATGTACAGATTGCGATTCTCCCATTCCTGAGGCTCGTCAGCTTGCACAGCCTGGTTGCACGTTGTGCTTGGACTGCCAGCAAGTCGAGGATGCAAGGGGGGCTCGCTATGCTCGATGAGGTGTTGGCGCAGTTCGCAGATTATGGCCTAGAGCCCGCGCAGCCTTTGGTATACGGCAAGTTGACTCGTTGCAAGACGGCACAAGACAAGGGGCGGGAAAAAAACGGCTGGTACGTGGTGCATGAGCATCGCACGGAGAAGGGCGAAACCCTGCTCTTCGGTGGCTTCGGCGATTGGCGTTCCGGTGAGACGCAGAAAATCAAGGTCAAGGCCGGGCGCATGAGCGCAGAGGAGCGCGAGGTTATGCGCGCTCGGCAGGAGGAAGCCAAGCGCAGAGCTGCAGAGGTGGCGGCTAATGCGGCGCGTCGTGCAGCGAATCGAGCTGCCGCGATGTTCAAGCGCATGCCGGAAAAGGGCAAGAGCGCCTATCTGGACCGAAAGCAGATCGTAGGGTTCGGGGTACGCTATGCGCCACGCTCTGGGGCCTTCTTGGTCCCAATGTGCAACGTCCGGGACCAAATTGTCGGCCTGCAGGTGATCTATCCGCAGAAGCAAGAAGACACCGGCAGGGATAAGTCTTACTGGCCCTATGGGATGTCAAAGGAGGGCGCTTTCCATCTGGTTGGGCCCCATCCTGAGCCTGGCGAACCTGTGCTGATCTGCGAAGGCTACGCGACGGGCGCCAGCCTGCACATGGCCACTTCGTTGACTGTGGCTATCGCCTTCGATGCCGGCAACCTGATGTTGGTGGCCAAAGCAATGCGCGAGCGTTTCCCTGGTCGGCCAATCATTCTTTGTCGGGATGACGACTGGAAGACAACGCGCCCCAATGGCGATGCCTGGAATCCAGGCAAGGAGCGTGCAGAGAATGCTGCGACGGTCGTTGGGGGGCAGGTCGTAGCTCCTATCTTTTCGGGTGAGCGTGAAATCAAGTGGACTGACTTCAACGATCTGCATTGCGCTGAAGGTTTGGAAGCGGTGCGGCGCCAGGTGCTGGCCGTGGTCAAACCGCCGGCAGCCGGTGGTTGGAAGGATATGTTGGCCAGGACAGACAGCGGCATGCTGATTGCCCATATGCAGAACGTTGAATTGATCCTGAGCAGTGATCCTCGGTGGGCCGGGGTGATCGGGTTTAGCTCGTTTAGCTCCAAGATCGTCAAGTTGCGGGTGCCGCCCTATGGTGGCTCGACCGGCGATTGGGCGGACATCGACGATATGCTGGTAATGAAATGGCTGGCCCAGCAATACAACCTGCGGGTAAAGGTTGGCCACGTAATCGAAGCGGTGAGCGTGGTAGCCCATGATCAAGCGTTTCATCCTGTGCGGGACTACCTGCGATCCCTGGAATGGGACCGGGTGCCCCGGCTGGATAGCTGGCTGACGACAATCATGGGTGTGGCCCCTACCGATTACAGCGAGAAGGTGGGCAAGCGCTGGATGATTTCCGCCGTAGGCCGGGTCATGTCGCCCGGTTGCAAGGCTGACTCGGTAATGATCTTGGAAGGGGCCCAGGGCGCTGGTAAGTCCACGGCCATGAGCATCCTGGGCGGCGAATGGTTCATGGATACCCCTTTTGCCCTCGGTGACAAGGACGGTTTCCAGGCGATCCGTGGCAAATGGATCGTCGAGTTGGGCGAGCTGGATAGCTTCAACAAAGCCGAATCCACCAAGGCCAAGCAGTTTTTCTCGGCATCGGTTGATACCTATCGTGAGAGCTACGGCCGCAGGACTATGGATGTGCCCCGGCAGTGTGTTTTCGTCGGCACCACCAACCAAGACGAATACCTTAAAGACGCTACAGGCAACCGCCGCTATTGGCCGGTGGCCTGCACGAAGGTCGAGCTGGAGCAGCTGCGGGAGATCCGTGACCAGCTGTGGGCCGAGGCGATGTTCTGCTATGAGGCTGGTGATATTTGGTGGGTGGTCCGGGATGAGGCTCCGCTATTTGCCGAGGCCCAGGAGGAGCGCTTTGTAGTCGATGAGTGGGAAGGGCCGATTCTCAAGTGGTTGGAGGAATCGCACCTGGGCAAGACCACCACGGGTAGCCAGATCTTGGCCGACGCATTGAAACTTGATTTCGGGCACTGGGGTAAGCCAGAGCAAATGCGCGTTGGTGCGATCATGCATCGGTTGGGCTGGCGAAAAGTGCGGCAGCCGGCGCTTGCAAAGAGTGGCGTGCGACCTTGGGCCTACAAGAAGCCAGACGGATGGGGCGACACTGCCTTGGCGCAGGAGCGGTTTGAGGAGCCCTGTTTCGATGATTAAGGAGATCGATGCGCTTCTAAAGGTTTGGGCCCTGGAGCTTCACAGCGACTTCTCGGCGGGTGGATTGGCCGGTGGCAACATGGTCGCAATGATGATGGAGAGTAACGGCCAGTTGATCCGTGGCAGGCGTGCAAGTAGAGTGCCGCTCGAAAGCTCGATAGATATTGAGCTGATAGTGACAAAACATCTGGACGAGCAGCTTGCTACGGTCGTGCGTGAGCATTACTGCTGCCACGACTTCGACATGCGGCTGCGGTACGCGCACTGTGGCTGCGGACGCGATACTTATTATCAGCGTCTGCATGATGCGCACCTGTTCATTGAGGGCATGCTGATTGGGAGGGCGGCTTGAGGCTTAGCCTTAAAGCATCCGTATCTGTCCTACTGGCTCGCCTTGTCCGTCCGCGCTTTTGCGTGGAAGGACAAGCGCGGGCCTTGTCATTCCTGGCCTGTCCTACCGTCCAACCTTCCCGCACGTCATGCGCGTATGTGAGCGCAGCGGGTACACAATGCGCGCTTGTGCGCGCACGCGTGCTTTTCTCTTTTTCTTCTATACGCGAGAAAATAAGTAAATTAGTAGGACGGTTGGGCTAAGCCCCGTATTGCGGGGTCTGTAACTGTCCTACCTGACTCTAGATTGGTGAGACAGGGAGGACAGCGCCAGGGCGCTGAATGCCGTGGTAAAGATATTCACCGACATTGCCTAGACGTTCGCCAGACATTCACCGGGTGGCATTAAAACTAGGTTGCTGCCACCGGAATTGACCTGTTTAATACAGCCATCTTCGATAGGTGCGACCGCAGATAGCGGCAGGCACCCACACACTAAACCCGGCCATTGCGCCGGGTTTTTGCGTTTAAGGGGTAGGTGATGACGAACGAGCAGCAAGCGCTTGCGGAAATGCCCATCTGGCTGGTGATCGTCCTGGCCCTGGTCGGCGGCGTGTCCGGTGAAATGTGGCGAGCAGACAAGGACGGCGCCCGTGGTTGGGCGTTGATGCGGCGCCTCGCCTTGCGGTCCGGTGCCTGCATCGTCTGCGGGCTGTCGGCCATGATGTTGTTGATCGCGGCTGGTGTTTCGATCTGGACGGCGGGCGCCTTCGGCTGCCTGACCGCGATGGCGGGTGCTGATGTTGCTATCGGCTTGTACGAGCGGTGGGCGGCAAAGCGTCTCGGTGTTTGCGAGGTGCCAGACAATGGCCAGCCAGGACAGTGACCGTCGCGGTAGCAGCTCCGAACGTGGGTACGGCTACAAGTGGCAGCAGTCGCGGGATAGTTTCTTGCGCGAGCATCCGTTCTGTTCCATGTGTTCCACGGATCAGCGGCCAGTGGCGGCGACGGTCGTAGACCACAAGGTTGCGCCGAAGCTGAAAGAGGCCAAGGACAGCGGCAACCCTGCGGCGATCAATCTGGCCTGGAAACTGTTCTGGCGTCGGTCGAACTGGCAGAGCCTGTGCAAGTTCTGCCATGACTCGACAAAACAGCGAGCCGAAAAGAGCGGGCGCCTTCCCGGGTGCGCTGCCGATGGCCGGCCACTGGACCCCGGCCACCACTGGAATAGAGGTTGATTATGACTACTCAAGGCGTTGAGTTTCACCGGCGGTGCCAATGTCACCAACTGCCGCTTGGCCCTGATGACGTTTGCGGATACAGCGCAGATGTCATGCAAGCAATGAGGCTTCTTGAGCCGCTGCTTCAAGCTGGTTTGTTGGCGGTTCATCCTGACAGGTGGATGGGTGGACAGCTGTGTTTCATGCGTCCGAGGCCAGCCAAGATGCAGGGTTGGGTGATGCACATTCCGCAGCCCGGATAGCCCATAGTTTTAGCTGAGAAAAATTCTCATTTGTAGGGGTGGGGGGGGTAAAAAACTTTCTTCCGCCCCTCTTCTAGACCGCTCGCCCCCCTCCGTGTGCAAAACCGGGAAAAATGAGGGTGGGGGGGTATCAGACATTGGAGGTTTCCATGGCCGGAAACGGTAACTCTGGGCGGCCTGGCCTGCCCGCGTCGGTGCATCTGCTCAAGGGAAATCGCAGCAAGCTTTCGCCCGCCCAGCTGATGAACGAAATCAAAGATCCTGCGGTTCCGGTTGGCGTGCCGCCCATGCCGGAGTTCCTTTCCGATGACGCGGCTTCCGAATGGACGCGCATTACCGAGGCGCTGCTTGCGCTGGGCTGGGTGTCACGGCTCGACCAGATGGCGCTGGCCACGTACTGCCAGGCGTATGGCGACTGGCTGCGCTTTCAGCGACTGATTGCGAAGCGCAATTCCGAATCGCTGGATGGCTTGGGCGGTGAGGTCCAGACCTTCAAGACCGGTGCCCAGCAGACCCACGTTTTGCGGCAGTTGGCCAACGATGCCGAGAAGCGCGCCAATGCTGCAGGCGCTCAGTTTGGCTTGTCGCCTCTGGCGCGCCGGAATCTGAAAGCTGCCCCTGCGGCGCAAGGAGATCTTTTCCCCAATGCAGAACGAGACGCCGCCGCCGCATATTTCAGCTGATTGCCGGGTAAAGGGTTTTGCCGACCGCGTGCTGGCAGGCTCAATCGTTGCGGGTCCGGACGTGCGCAACGCGGCGCGCCGTCACCTGCAGGACTTGGAAACTGGCCAGCAACGCGGGCTGATCTGGAGCGCCGAAGCCGCGCAACGTGCCATCGGATTCTTTGAGGACGTGTTGTGTCTGAACGGTGGCGACTTTGAGGGGTTGCCGTTCCGCTTGGCGCCTTGGCAGGCGTTCATTGTCGGTAGCTTGTTCGGCTGGTACACCGATGATGGCTATCGCCGTTTCCGCCAGGCGTACATCGAAACAGGGAAGGGCTCGGGCAAGTCGCCATTGGTTGGTGGGATTGGCCTGTATGGCCTGGTGGCTGATGGTGAGCAACGGGCCGAAGTGTACGCAGCCGCGACGAAAAAGGATCAGGCTCAAATCCTGTTCCGCGATGCGGTCAGCATGGTGAACATGTCGCCGCACCTCTCGGCCCGCCTGGTGCAGTCCGGCCGTGATGAAAAGGTGTGGAACTTGTTCTACCCCGGCACGAACAGCTTTTTCCGTCCGATCAGTTCCGACGACGGCCAGTCAGGCCCCCGACCTCATGTCGCCTTGATCGACGAGTTGCACGAACACAAGACGGCCAGCGCCGTGAACATGATGCGGGCCGGTACGAAGTTTCGACGCCGAGCGCTGATTGTGATGATCACAAACAGCGGCTCAGACAAAGGGTCGGTGTGTGGCCAGTATCACGACTTGGGCGTGAGGATCTGCGAAGGCAAGGAGCAGAACGACGCTTTTTTTGCCTACATCTGCTCGCTGGATAAGGGCGATGATCCGTTCAAGGATGAATCCTGCTGGCCGAAAGTGAACCCCTCACTGGACTTTGTTCTAGAGGGGCAAAGCGATGGTATCCCGGGCCGTAAGTACCTGCGGGAGCAGGTAGCGGAAGCCAAGGGGCTTCCCGCAAAGGAGGCCGTAGTACGGCGCCTGAACTTCTGCGAGTGGACGCAAGCCACCTCGCCCTGGTTGTCCTGGGAGATCTGGAGCGGTGCCGCAGAGCGGGTGCCTATGCGTGTTCTACGCAACCGGCCGTGTGTGGGCGGCCTGGACCTTTCCAGCACCACCGACTTAACCGCCTTTGTGCTGATGTTCAGTCCGGTGCCACACGATCCGCATTGGCGCTCGTTGTCGTACTTCTGGATACCGGACGAAGACCTGGCCGGGCGGGAGAAGCGCGACCGTGTGCCGTACCTGCAGTGGATCAAGGAAGGCCACTTGGAGACTACCCCCGGCCGGGCTATCAGTAAGCTGCATGTGCTGCGCCGCCTGCAGACAATCTGCGATTACTTCGACGTGCGCCGGATCGCTTATGACCGCTGGCGCGTAGAGGACTTGTTGCAGCTGATGAATGATCAGGCGATCACGCTGCCGGAGCTGGTGCCCTTCGGTCAGGGCTTCAAGGACATGGGGCCCGCTGTCGATGAATTCGAACGCCGGTTGCTGGGGCGCAAGGTTGAATCGCCGGACTTGATCGAACAGGACGTAATCGACCTAGACCCGGACGACTATCAGGTTATTTCCGAAGTCTCGACCCCTGTTGAGACGGTCGAGACCCTGTTGCATGACGACAACCCGGTCATGACCTGGAACGCGGGCAATGCGGTGATCGTGTTCGACCCGGCCAATAACCGAAAGGTCGATAAATCCAAAGCTACTGGCCGAATTGACGGCATCGTTGCTGCGGTAATGGCCACCGGTATCAGTGGTGACATTTCCGAGGCTTCCGGCACGTCGGTGTACGACGAAGGGGTGGGTATATGAAGTTGGTTGTTTTGTCCTGGCTAGCGGGCCTGCTGGGGTTTGGGCTGCTGGTTGCAGGGGTTTGGCAGGTGTATCAGCCGGCCGCGTTCATCGTTGCCGGTGTTGGCTTGCTGGTCTGGTCGAAGCTGGTCGATCAAGCCTCGGCGGAGCAGGCTACTAGGGGAGGTGGTTAAACATGTTTTTCTCCAGTCTACGCGCCTCGGGCGCCGGCACGTTGACCGAGCCCGACAGCGGTTTTTGGCGTGGTCTGGTCGGTCGTGGTCGAAATTCTGCGGGGGTGGCAGTGACTCCCGAAACCGCGCTGGCCCTGCCGATCCTGCAGAACTGTTTGACCCTGTTGGCCGAGACGGTGGCACAGCTGCCGCTGGAGCTGTTCCAGCGCAAGGAGAAGGGGCAACGGGAGCCGGCAATCAGTCACCCGTTGTACGACGTGTTGCGGTACCAGCCTAACCCCTTTCAGACCCCCTATGAGTATATGGAGCGGCACCAAGGATCGGCCGGCTTACGCGGGAATGCCTACAGCTTCATTGACCGCCGCGATGACGGCAATGTAACCGCTCTATGGTCGCTCAAGCATGATCAGGTGCAGGTGCTAAAGGGGGCGGACCTACTGCCGTACTACCGGATCAGCGGCGGCGAGTCGCTGCCCATGCGGATGGTGCATCACGTCCGTTGGTTCGGCACTAACCCCTATGTCGGTATGTCGCCCATTGAACTGCATGCTGAGTCGGTCGGGCTGGCCCAGGCGGTGCGGCAGTACACCGGTAAGAGCTTTGCCAACGGTGTAGCCGTGTCCGGTGTGATCGAGCGTCCCCGCGAGGCTCCTGCGATCAAGGATCAGGGGACCATCGATAAGTTGGTTGATCAGTGGGGCCAGAAGTTTGGCGGCATGGACAATGCCAAGAAAGTCGCCCTGCTGCAGGAGGGGATGACCTTTAAGCCGGTGTCGATGACGAACGTGGATGCCGAAATCCTCGGTATCTTGAAGCTGACCGGGATGGACATTGCGCGGATATACAAGATCCCGTTGCCCATGGTCAACGACCTGGAGAAGTCGAACTACAACACCCTGGAACAGCTAATGATCCAGTTTGTGGTGTTCGCGTTGTTGCCCTGGGTGAAGCGTCACGAACAGGCAATGATGCGCGATTTCCTGCTGCCGAAGGACCGGCAGCAATACTTCATCGAGTTCAATCTGTCCGGCCTGCTGCGCGGCGATCAGAAAAGCCGGTATGAGGCCTACGCCATCGGCCGCCAATGGGGATGGCTGAGCGTGAACGATATCCGGCGTCTGGAGAATATGCCGCCGATTCCGGGCGGTGAGATCTACCTGCAACCCCTAAACATGGTCGATGCCGGCAAACAGCCGGATCTGAGTAATCCAACCGTGCGCGCTCAGCTGGAGATGCAGCACGCCGAGATCGAGAGGATTCTAGCCCAATGAGTAAACGTTATCTGCGGGCATCCAGCCTGCTGTTCAATCAGCCCTTGCTGGTGACGCCTGACATGCTCGACCTGGGCGTGCGTTGGGCCAACCAGACAATGAGCCTCAACATCATCAACCTGGGCGGCGCGGCTCAAATGTGGCAGGACGACGAGCCATTAGATCGTGTGGCTTACGCGGACGAGCAGCGCCGAACAGCCATTGCGCAGACCGGGATCGAGGTGATCCCGGTTAGTGGGGTACTGGTCAGTCGCGGTAGTCACCTCAACGCCTGCGAGACGATGACCAGTTATGAGGGCCTGCGCGCCCAGCTGCAACGTGCCGTGGCAGATCCCCTGGTCGAGCATATCGTGTTGGATATCGACAGCCCGGGCGGTGCGGCTGTTGGCGCTTTTGAGCTGGCCGAAGACATTCGGGCAATGACCGCGCAGAAGCCGATAACCGGCCTGGTCAACTTTATGGCCTACAGCGGGGGCTATCTGCTCGGGTCGGCCTGCAGCGAGCTGGTGGTAAGCCGTACCAGCGGCGTTGGGTCCATCGGCGTGATAGCCAGTCATATGGACCGCTCCAAGCTTGAGGAAGGAATGGGCGTCAAGGTGACTACGGTCTACGCCGGAGCGCACAAGAACGACCTGACGCCGCATGAGCCGATCAGCGAACAGTCGTTGGCCTTTCTTAACGATCTGGTACAGGAAAGCTACCAGATGTTCGTCGGTGCCGTTTCCGAGTATCGCGGCTTACCACTCGCCCAGGTGATCGCAACTGAGGCCGCGTTGTATCGCGGCCAGAATGCAATCAATGCCGGCCTTGCTGACCGGATGCAAAACCCGCAACTCGCTGTTGACGAGCTGTCGCGGGCCGTCGCGCAGAGTCGTGCCGCCCGCCAGTCGAGTCGAATCGGCATACGTGCGACGGCACTGGCCATGCAGGCGCTGGCCTGATCGCTCCACTGTTTCAACCGAACCCCGACCCGCTCAATGCGGGTTTTTTTATGCCCAGGAGGCAGCATGTCCCTTGTACTTCAAATGCGTAACGAGCGCGCCGGCCTGGTCGCCCAGGTGCAGACGCTGGCCAAGATCGAGGCCGACGGCGCGACGTTGAGCGCCGAGCAGTTGCAGCAGTTCACCGAGCTGGAAACCAAGATCAACGATCTTACTGCCAAGATCAGTCGGGCCGAGTCTGCCGAGCGCCTGGCGGCGGCCGGTGCGGTGCCGGTCAACGAGTCGGCGCAGGGTGTGGCTAGCCCACCGGGGGGCAGTATCTCCGGCCCGTTCAGTGAGAAAGCCAAGCCGGGCACCGGCATGGCGCAGATGGCGCGTCTGTTGGCTGCTGCCCAGGGCAACCAGCAGACCGCCGCGCAGATGGCCAAGGATGGTGGTTTTCCGTCTGATGTTCACATGGCGCTGACTGTTGTCACGCCTGGCGCGGGTGGCGTGCTGGTTCCGCAGAATTTCGCAACGGACATTATCGAGTCACTGCGGCCCGTCTCCATCATGCGGAAAATGGGCGTCACCAGCCTGCCGCTGAACAACGGCAATCTGACCATGCCGCGCATTACCGGCAACACCGTTGTTACCTACATCGGTAGCGATACTGACATTCCGGTCACCGGCATGACCTTCGGAGACACCAAGTTATCGGCTAAGACTGCCGCAGCTATCGTGCCGATCTCTAATGACCTGTTGGCGATGAGCGGCATTAACCCGCGTGTCGATTCCATCGTGGGTAGCGACCTGACTGTCAGCATGGGTCTTTCCGAGGATCTGCACTTCATTCGTGCGGATGGCTCCGGTGTGCTACCGAAGGGGGCGCGCCACTGGGCAGCGCCTTTCAACGTCCTGCCAGCGCCGGCTGTGACCGGAATAACCCTGGAGAAGATCGATCTGTTCCTGGGCGGCATGATGCTGCGCCTTGAGGCGGCAAACGTGCAGATGAAGTCTTGCGGCTGGTTGATGGCGCCGCGTGTGCTGCGCTGGTTGCAGGCGCTACGAGACGGCAATGGCAACAAGGCCTATCCGGAAATCGATCAGGGCATGCTCAAGGGCTACCCGGTCGGTCTCAGCACTCAGATTCCGGTCAACCTCGGCGCAGACGGTGATGAAACCGAAATCTACTTTATCAACTTCGCAGACTGCATGATCGGCGAGGACATGGACCTGACCATCGGTTTCAGCAGTGAAGCTTCCTACAAAGACGCCGAGGGCAATATGGTCAGCGCCTTCCAGCGCAACCAGACCTTGGTGCGAGTTATTGCCAAGCACGACTTCGGGCCGCGTCACGTTGAAAGCATCGTGGTGGCGGTGGCCGTGAAGTGGGGCAAAGGTATGTAAACCTAGGCCCCGTGCACGCGGGGCCGCTTATCTGGAAGGATTGTTTATGGCACAGGTCATTATCGAATTCACTGGCTCCTGGCGCGGTTATGGCAAGGGCGAAGTGGCAGGCTTTGAGGAAGACGTGGCGCAGTCGCTGATCGACGGCGGGCGCGCCGTGGCCTACGAAGGCGGAAAGGGTGGCAAGAAAGGGAAGTCGAGAGCACCCGCACCTGGCGGGGAACAGTCTGGAACTACTCCGCAGCCGGGGGCAGAGTCCGGCCCGGCGCCGGACACCGATACACCCGATGACGAAGCCAAGCCCTAGCCGTGGGTCGCCGTATCGCCTACACGGGGGCGCCCGTGCTGACCTTGGAGCAGGTCGCCTTTCAGGTTCGGGCAGAGCCTGAGGATCTGCAGCCCGATCTGATCAATCAGATCATCATTCCGGGGGTGACTGGCTATTGTGAGTCCAAGACAGGGGCGGCGGTTCGCCAAGCGCTGTATGAGGACGAATGGCCAGCGTCCTACCCCTCGGGGCATTCGCTCGACGTTGGCCAGGTGGTGGCTATCGAATCGGTGGTGGTGCTGGGGGCCACCGTGACGCCGTACACCGGGCGGGTGGAGCTTGAGCAGGGGGGCAAGGAAAGCTATCTGCATTTCCCGGACGGTCGGCCACCTGGCCGGCTGCGCATCCGCTATCTCGCTGGGGTGGACCTGCAGGCCTACCCCAGCGTGTTGTCCTGGTTGCTGCTTGCGGCCGAAACAGCGTTCACCCATCGGGGGCTACTGGTGATAGGGCAGAGCATAGCGGAGCTGCCGTCGCTCTATCTCGATCACCTGTTGGCCGATATCACGGTCCCGCCGAGGTTCTGACTATGGCTATGCGTGAACCGCGCTCGGGGGAGCTGGACCGGCGTATCTTGGTCCGCTTGCGAACAGATATCCCGGCCGAGGATCAGGGACTGACCCCGGTGTTTTCGACTGAAAAGGAGCGCTGGGCCAAGATCGAGCCGGTAGGTTCGGTGGTTTACAACTCCGGGGTGCAAGTCGAAAGCAAGGTGACTCATCGAATCACTCTGTACCTGCTTGCGGGCATGAGTGAAGCGCATGAGGTGCTGTATCGAGAGACGATCTACCGGGTTCGTCGAGTGTCCGAAATGAACGGCAGTCGTAAGTTCACGGTGCTGGAGGTTGAAGAACTGGGGCCGCAGAAAGCGAGCGGGGGTGTCTATGTCTAACTCGGCCTCGGTTGAGGGGTATTTGCACTTCGAAGGCTTCGACAACTTCGAGCGTGACGCCTTCGACAAGAAGGCGATCCGCGCAGGGATGCGCAGGGCTGGTCGTTTGGTCACTCAACGCGCACAGATGAACCTTGCCTTGGGCAAGGGGCAGGAAGGCTACCCGGTCAACCGCACCGGGGCCACCTTGGAATCCATCGCTTTCAAGGTGTCGCGGTCGGGCTTTCTGGTGAGGATCGCGCCCCGAAAGACAGCGGCCATGGCTGAGTTCTACCCGGCCTTCCTGCACTACGGTGTAAAGCGTGGGGGGCGCCTTGGGAAGCTGGCGCCAGGGCAGGGCAAAGGAAAGTCCAACCGGCGCGCAGCAGGAGCCCGCGCTGCGGCACTCGCTGAGCGGGCAGCCGGAGAGTGGCGTATCAAGCCCAGGGGTAACTACATGGCCGATGCTCTGCAGGACTCCAGTTCCGACGTGCAACGGATTCTGCGCGATGCCTTTGCAGAAGCCCTGCATTAGCGGGGCGTCATGGTTCAGAACCTCGCGATGGCGGGGTTTTTTTATGTCCGAGGTTCTTCAATGAGGCTAAGCCCTATCGTTGCTCACTTGCGGGCCCACTGCCCGACATTCTCTCAACGTGTTTCGGGCGGGATCGATTGGGATGCCGTCGCCGAAAGTGCAAAGCTCCAATTACCGGCGGCATACGTGATCGCCACGGCCGACGCCGCGACACCATGTGAGGCTCAGAACAGCCTAATCCAGGGAGTGACGGATCAATTTAACGTAGTAGTCGTTCTGGAGCCCAAGGACGAGCGGGGGCAGGAGGCCAATGATCTGTTGCATGGGGTCCGCGCTGAGCTTTGGCGGGCGTTGGTGGGTTGGAGGCCGGCACCTGAGTACACGCCTATCCAGTATGGCCAGGGCGCCTTGCTGCATATCAGCCGTGCCCGGGTTGTTTTCCAGTTCGGCTTTCTAGCCGAGTTCCAGCTGGGTCGGAATCGAGCTGATCAACCTGCAGAAACCTGGCAGGAGTACGAACTAGACGGGCTGCCCGCGCTGGAGGGCATAAACATCGCCGTCGATTTTATCGATCCGATGGCCGACAAAAACTTAGCCCCGACCGGGCCTGATGGCCGGATCGAGCTAACAACTCGCGAGGACTTCTCGTAATGCAAACCTTGATTCATGTGATGCCGGCGCCGGGGCGTGATTGCCCGGTGCCGGAAGACGGCGGCCGCCTGTTGCCTGCAGCAGGGCGAACGGTGGCGCTCAACGCCTGGTGGCAACGCCGGCTCAATGACGGTGACGTGGTACGGGTTGAGGATCTGCCGGCCGCTGAAACCAAGCCTGGGAAAGGGGGCAAAGCATGATCAGCTTCAACAACATTCCCGCCGATATCCGCGTCCCGCTGTTCTACGCCGAAGTAGATAACTCGATGGCGAACACCAGCGGCGGCGGTGCGCTGCGCCGGCTGATCGTCGGCCAGGTGAACGAAGGTGTCACCAGCCCCGAGGTCGGTCGCCTGGTGTTGGTGACGCGGCCGGCGGACGTGCTGGATATCGGCGGTGCCGGCTCGATGCTCGCGGCTATGTACAACCAGCACCGGGCCATCGACGTGGCCGGTGAGGTCTGGTGTCTGCCGCTGACCGTGACCGATGGCGCAGCGGCCAAGGGCGCCGTTACGGTAACGGGCACGGCCTCGGCGCCGGGCCTGGTCAATCTGTACATTGCCGGCCAGCGGGTGCGGACCAACGTCGCGGCGTCCATGTCCGCCGAAGCGGTGGCCACGGCCATCGCGGCCCGGGTTAACGAGTCGATCGATCTGCCGGTCACGGCCACGGCGGCCGGCGCAGTGGTCAGCCTGGTGGCGAAGTTCAAGGGCGACCTCGGCAACGATATCCGCGTTGAGCTGAACCGCCTGGGGCGCGCTTCTGGCGAGGAAACCCCGCCAGGCCTGACCCTGGTGGCGGGTGTGATGACTGGCGGGCTTGGCGCGCCGGACATGGCTGCCGCGCTGGCAGCGCTGGGCGATGAACCGTTCGAATTCATCTGCCAGCCCTGGAGCGATACGGCCACGCTCGACGCCTGGAAGACCACCATGGACGACACGGCCGGGCGCTGGTCCTGGGCCAAGCAGCTCTATGGTCATGTATACAGCGCCAAGCGCGGCAGCGTCGGCGAACTGGTGGCCGCCGGCCGGGCCCGCAACGATCAGCACATGACGTTGCACGGCTTCGAACGCGGGTTGCCGCAGCCGGTGTGGGAAGTGGCGGCGCAGTACGCGGCGCGAACGGCGGTGTTCATCAGTGCCGACCCTGGCCGGCCGACGCAGACCGGCGCCCTGTCGGGGATCGATCCAGCCCCGGCCAGCGAGCGTTTTACCCTGACCGAGCGTCAATCGCTGCTGAGCTACGGCATTGCTACCGCGTGCTACGAGGGCGGCTCGTATCGCATCCAGCGCGCCGTGACGACTTACCAGCGCAACGCTTACGGCCAGGCCGATACGTCCTACCTGGACAGTGAGCCGCTGCACCAGTCGGCGCATGTGATTCGCAACCTGCAGGGCCGTATCACCAGCAAGTATGGGCGTCACAAGCTGGCCAACGATGGGACAGAGTTCGGCGCCGGCCAGGCCATCGTCACGCCGTTAGTGATCCGTGGCGAGCTGGTGGCGGCCTATGGCGAGCTGGAGCGTGCCGGCCTGGTTGAGAACAAGGAGCTGTTCAAGCAACACCTGATCGTTGAGCGCGACGCGAAAGATCCCAATCGGATCGGGGTGTTGTTCCCACCGGATCTGGTCAACCAGCTGCGCGTCCTGGCTCTGTCGTATCAGTTCCGGCTGCAGTATCCAGACGCCGCTTAAACCCTACCGATTCACCCCGGCCCGCCCTGTGCGGGCCTTTTTGTGGAGCCCCTTTTATGGGTCAGAAAGTTGCAGGCACCTGTTACATCAAGGTCGATGGTGAACAGCTGACGATCACGGGCGGCGTTGAGGCGCCGCTGTCGAAGTACAAGCGAGAAACCATCGTCAAAGGTTTTTACAAGGAGGAAGACCTAACACCCTCACTCAAAGTTGACGCGGTGAAGACCCCGCGCTTTCCCATGGCCAAGCTTGAAAACGGCACGAACATGACCGTCACGGCCGAATTCAAGGACGGTAGTAGCTACGTCCTGTCTGGGGCCTATTTGGTCGATGAAGTAAAGGTCAGCGGGGATGACGGCAAGGTCTCCCTGAATTTCGAAGGTATCGCGGGGGACTGGCAGTAATGAGCAAGGTAACTATTGAACTGAGTACACCGATTCAAGCCCACGGTGAAACCCTGAACGCCCTGGAGCTACGCCGCCCCACGGTGCAGGACTGCCGCGATATCAAGGCGCTGCCGTACAAGATCGACAAAGACGAGTCAGTTTCCCTGGATCTGGACATTGCCAGCAAGTACATCGCTGTCTGTGCCGGCATTCCCCCTGGCTCTGTTAGTCAGCTGGATCTGCACGACTTTAACGGCATTGCCTGGGCGGTTGCGGGTTTTTTCATGGCTGCCGCTTCGCCGAAATCGGAGAGCTGACCGAGTTGGCCTATGACCTGGCCTGGTACTGGAAAACCAGCCCGGAACAGGTCAAGGCCTGGCCCCTGGACGTGCTGTTCGAAAGTGAAGAACACGCACACCGGATACAGCGGCAGACCGCATCAGGGGGTGAATGATGGCGGACAGATTCCAGCTCAAGGCGTTGATTACCGGCGTCGATAAGCTCTCGCCGGTACTGACCGGGATTCGCAAGAACGCGGCCAATCTGCGCAAGCAGTTGAACAGCTCGGGCCTTGGGAAAATCACGTTCGGCGATGCGATCCAGGGCGGGGCCATCGCGGCCCCGTTCGTGATGGGCGTGCGTGCGGCGATTCAGTTTGAAAGCGCCATGGCGGACGTTAAGAAGGTCGTTGACTTCAAGACGCCCGAGCAGTTCCAGGCGATGAGCGCGGACGTTCTGAACCTTTCCGAAAAGCTGCCCATGGCGGCGGACGGAATCGCCAAGATCGTCGCGGCCGGCGGGCAATCAGGTATCGAGCGAACAGACCTGATGCGGTTCGCCGAGGACGCGGTAAAAATGGGCGTGGCCTTCGATCAGACGGCCGAGCAGTCCGGCGAGATGATGGCCAAGTGGCGCACAGCGTTTCACATGAGCCAAACCGAAGTGGTGACCCTGGCCGACAAGATCAACTATCTCGCGAACAACGGCGCGGCCAGTACCGCGCAAATCTCGGCCATCGTGACAGCCATCGGCCCGCTGGGCGAGGTGGCCGGGGTCAACGCTGGCCAGCTCGCGGCGATGGGTTCGGCCCTGGCCGGGGTGGGGATCGCCCAGGACGTGGCGGCCACCGGTATCAAAAACTTTATGCTCACGTTGAGCGCCGGCACGGCGGCTACCAAGTCGCAGAAAGCGGCATTCAAGGCGCTGCGCCTGGATGCCGGTGCAATCTCCAAGGGCATGCAGACGGACAGCGAGGGCACGATTAACCGCGTCCTGATGACCCTGGCCAAGGTCGAGAAAAGCAAGCAGGCGGCGGTCCTGACAAACCTGTTCGGCAAGGAGTCGGTAGGGGCCATCGCGCCGCTGTTGACGAACCTGGACACGCTGCAGAAGAACTTTAAAAACGTCGGTGAGGGCGGAGAGTTCGACGGCTCAATGCTCGCTGAATACACGGCCCGCGCCGCGACTACGGAAAACTCCCTGCAGCTACTGCAGAACCGCGTAACCCGCCTGGGCATCACGGTTGGCAACGCACTGTTGCCGCCGCTCAATGACTTTGTTGCCGTGGTCGGGCCGATTGTCAGCAAAGTGGCCGAGTTCGCCGGAGCCAATCCGATGCTGATCAAGGGCATTCTTGGCGCGGCCGTGGGGTTCACAGCGCTGCGCCTGGCCGCTGCCGGCGCTACTGCAGTGCTGACGATTATGAACGGCGTGGCGATGATGAGTCCGATAGGCCTGATCGTGCGCGGGATCGCGATTGCGGCCGGTGTCCTGATAGCGAACTGGTCAACGGTGGGCCCGTACTTCGAAAAGCTGTGGGAGCAAATCAAGGGTCCAGCCATTGTGCTGTGGGGCTGGTTCAAGCAAGCGTTTCGGTGGACGCCGCTCGGCCTGATCGCGGCGAACTGGGGGCAGCTAATCCCGTTTTGCGTGCGACTGTGGGAGCAGGTCAAGGCGCCGGCCATGGCGGCCTGGGAGTTCCTGAAAGCCGGCCTGAGCTGGACCCCCATCGGGATGGTGATTCAGAACTGGGGGCCCCTGGTCGAGTTCTTTAGCGCGCTGTGGGAGCTGATCAAGGCGTTTTCCGGGCCGATCATCGACTACATGAAACACATGTTCGACTGGACCCCGCTCGGCCTGATCGTCAAGCACTGGACGCCGATCACTCAGTTTTTCCAAGACCTGTGGAGCGACCTCAAGCCAATCATTGAACCGATGATGAATTTCCTTGGGGTCAGCTCGGACGGTGACGGGGTGATCAGCGCAGCGTCGTCGAAGATCCGCAGCTGGGCCGAGCAGCAGAACGCCCGCAACGGCGAAGGGCTGCCGGCGCCGGGGCAACTGGTCAAGCCGATTGCTGCAGCGCCTGAGCTGCTGCCGCAGGCGGCGCAGGTGGCCAGCCTGCTACGCGCTCCAGCGAACGACAGCGGGCCCCTGGTGCAGCCGGGGCCGCTGCAGGTGGTGGCAGCGGCAAAGACCCTGCCGGGGCCGCTGCCGTCGCCTGCAGGTGCCAAGGCGCTGCTGCCGGAGGCCGAAGGCCGGCCGCCGGTTTCGGCCAGGACCGGGGCAGCCTCGGGCAGCCTGCCTGCCGAACGTGGGTCGCTGATTCAGAAAACGGCCGCGTCACAGCGTACCGAGCTAACCGGTGCCATGGTCGTGCGCTTTGAAAACGCACCTGCAGGCATGCGGGCGGACCCTGCACAAACCAATCAACCCGGGCTGAGTGTCAGTCCGCAAGTTGGGTACCGATCACTAGGGGGCAGGAATGGCTGATAAGCCGGAAAAGCCGGAAAAGCCGGATACCTGGCGGGAACAGTTGCACCCGGCGAGCTTTCGCGGGGTGCCGTTCTACGTTGATAGCGACGCAACGCCGGTCGGTCGCCGGACCCAGTTGCACGAATACCCCCAGCGGGACCGGCCGCTGGTGGAAGACATGGGCGCCAAGACCCGCGAAATAAAGCTCGATGCGTTCGTGATTGGGGATGACTGCCTGTTTCAACGGGACAACCTGCTACATGCGCTAGATACGCCCGGCTCCGGCGAGCTGGTACACCCCTGGTTCGGCCGTCTGCAGGTGACAGCCAGCGAAGGCTGCGAGGTGTCGCACGAGCGCCGGGCCGGTGGCCTGGTGCGCTTCGCCCTGGTGTTCGTCGAAGCTGGGGAGAAGGGCTACCCGGTCGGTGTCAAGCGTCAATCGGTCCAGGTGGAGGAAGATTCCGAAAGCCTGCTTGAATCGGCTATTGCTCGCTACAAGCAAGCGATGGCCGTGGTAGACCGGGCGCGGATGGCTATTACCGTGCTGCAGAACGGCATAGCCGGGATACAGCAGGTGATCCAGCAGGAGTTCGGGCAGCTGCTGGGCATTGTCAGCTCAGTTGAAGCTCTGGCAGACATGCTGATCAATGCCCCTGGCAACTTCGCGGCGATGATCCGCGCACAGTTCGCCGGGGTCGGCGGCCGCTCGCGGTCCTCGGGCTACCGCTGGGAGCCTTCCAGTGGCGCGCACAGCGCGGCAGCGGTCGAGGCTGATCCTGAGTTCGCCCGGACCGTTGCGCGCCTGGCAGGCACCGAACAGGACGTTCCAAGCCTGGTTGAAGCCTCGCGGGACATTGCGGCGAAAACTGAGCTGGCCCAGGGGCTGAGCGAGGAAATCAAGCGCGACGCCGAGGCCGTCACGCCGGCCGGTGGCCAGGCGACAGCGGCGACGGTGCTGGCGGCGCGTGAGCTGATGCGTGACGCCCTGATCGTTCATGCGGCGCGCTCGGCGGCTTCGATGCCGATCGTGCCGGCGCCGGCCCCGTTGCCCGGCGTGCCGGTGGTCGAGCAGCAGGTATCGGCGCCGATCACTCGGCCCGAGGTGCCGGCGGCGTCGGACGTGATCGAGCTGCGCGACGCATTAAATGATGCGCTGTGGTCGGCCGCCCTGGTCGCCCCGCATGAGCATTTCCAGGCGCTGGAAGCGCTGCGCAAGAGCGCGAAAGCGCATCTGTCAGAAGTCGCGGCCGCCGGGGTGCGCCTGATGGTTGTCGAGCGCAAGGAAAGCTTGCCGGCGGTCGTGCTGGCTTATCAGTGTTTCGGCGACGCCTCCCGCGCCGAGGAAATCGTTACGCGTAACAAAGTCTCGCACCCCGGGTTCTTGCCGGCGGGTGCGCTGTACGTCGCCCAGGAGTAACCCCCATGCACGAACAAAACGCTGTCACGCTGAGCGTGAACGGCCTGGAGTATCGCGGCTGGAAGAAAGTCAGCATCAGCGCCGGCATCGAGCGCTTGAGTCGAGACTTCAAGCTTGACGTGACCTGGCGCTGGCCTGGCCAGGTCGAGGAAATCCCGATTCGCCAGGGCGATTTTTGCCAGGTGCGTATAGGCGGTGACCTGGTGCTGTCCGGTTGGATCTTCGGCACACCGGTTAGCTACGACAGCAAGTCGGTCACGCGCTCGATTCAAGGCCGATCCGTGACCGCGGATCTGGTCGATTGCTCGGCAATCAACAAGCCCGGCCAGTGGAAGGGGCAGAGCATCCAGCAGATTGTGCAGGCCCTGGCCGAACCCTACGGCGTGCAAGTGCGGAGCCAGGCCGCCGAAACCACCAAGCTTGCTGAACACAGCATCGAGCCCGGGGAATCGGTGTTTGAGTCAATCGACCGGCTGTTGACCCTTTCGCGCCTGCTGGCCACGGACGACAGCCAGGGCCGAGTAGTGATCATTCGCCCGGGCAGCGCCGGCAGGGCGGTGGACAGCCTGCAGCTGGGTGAAAACATCCTGACCGGTTCTGCGGATCTGGACTTTTCCGGTGTGTTTTCTGAATACGTTGTCACCGGCCAGCGCGCCGGCAATGACAAGGAGTACGGCGCCAAGGCGTCGGAAATCAAGGCGTCGGCGGCTGACCCTCGGGCAGCGCGCAAGCGCGTCTTGCAGATTCACGAAAGCGGCCAGATGACCCCGGAGCTTGCCAGCGCCAGGGCGAATTGGGAGCGCGGCAGTCGCATGGGCAAGGCGCTAACCCTGCACTACAAAATCCAGGGATGGCGGCAGTCCAATGGCGCGCTGTGGCTGCCGAACATGATTGTTCGGGTAGTCGATCCGCTGATTGGCATTGACCGTGACCTGCTGATCAGTGAAGTCGAGTACAGCCTCGACGAGTCCGGGACCGTCGCGAATCTCACGGTGGCGCCGCCGGACGCTTTCGAGCCGGAGCCGAAAGACCCGCACAAGAGCCGCAAGCTCAAGAAGGGCGGCAAGGCGGACAACTTCGAATATCTCATTCCTGCCGACTGGAAGCCCGAATCATGAGACCAGCACGCAACAACGTGGCCCGGGGGGAGGTCGCCCTGGTGAGCCCTGCCGGCAAGCTGCAGGCGCTGCAAATGCGCCTGACTGCCGACGAGATCCGCGACGGCCTGGAACACTTCGAACCCTACGGCGTCACGTCCAACCCGCACCCCGGCGCGGAGGGGATCGCGCTGTTTCTGGGCGACGGCCGCTCGCATGGCGTGGTGCTGAACGTCGCGGACCGGCGCTTTCGCTTGCAGGGACTCCAGTCCGGAGAGGTGGCCTTGTACACCGACGAAGGCGACGTGCTGCACTTCAAGCGCGGCCGGGTGATCGAGATTGAAACCGTAACGCTCAAGGTCAAGGCCTCGGGCGGCGTGGAGTTCGATACGCCGGAGATTCGCACCACCGGAAAGATCGTATCGGCCGGCGATCAGGTGGCCGCCGGCATTAGCCAGGTGCAGCACGCACACACTGGGGTTATGCCCGGTAGCGGCCAGTCCGGCCCGCCTGTAGGGGGTGGCAAATGATCCTGCAAGACGACGCCACCGACGGCGCGTGGCAGCGCGCCGCCGTTATCAGCCTGCTGACCTGGCGCCGCGCCGGCCCTGACGACCGGATCGACGATCCGGAGCGCTTCGGGTGGTGGGGCGACAGCTTCCCCAGTCTTGCCAATGACCGCATCGGCTCGCGGCTGTGGCAGCTGCGCCGCGCAAAGCTGACCGCCGAAACCGCGCAGACGGCCGAGGCGTTCGCCCGCGAGGCCCTGGCTTGGATGCTTGAGGACGGACGGGTCACGGCCGTTGCGGTCACGACCACTCGCGGAGTGGATCGGCTGGAGCTGCAGGTGCTGCTAACACTGCGCGACGGCCGAACGATCGATGTTCAACTAGACAACTTATGGCAGGTGATCAATGCCGTTTAATACCCCCAGCTTGCCGGAGCTGATCAGCCGCGAGCTGTCGAGCCTGGCCGTCTCCAGCGCCCTTGTGCGCTCCGATGCCGAGGTACTGGCAAGGGTGCTGGCCGCCGCGTCGTTCGGCCGCTACGGCCATCAGCAATACATAGCCAATCAGATTTTGCCGGACACTGCAGACGAGGAAACCTTGCTACGTATGGCCCAGGCGCGGCTCAAGCGCGGGCGTCTGCAGGCTGTCGCCGCGTCCGGCGTGGCGGCGTTCACCGGGGCCGCTTCGGCGGTCCTCGATGCCGGCACGCTGCTGCAGCGTGATGACGGCGTGCGCTTTCGCGTTACCGTAACGGCAACCCTGGCCGGTGCTGCCGGCGTGGCCAAGCTTGAAGCCTTGGAACCCGGGCCCCTGGGCAACACAAGCGCCGGGGCCGTTCTGCGCCTGGTGTCGCCCGTCCTGGGCGTCAACGAGGCGTTTACCGTGTCAGCCCCAGGGCTGCGCGGTGGTGTTGCCCAGGAGAGCGTAGAGGCGCTACGCGCTCGGGTGATTCGCTCGTATCGGGTGATCCCCCACGGCGGCAGTACCAGCGACTACGAAACCTGGGCCCTGGAGGTGCCCGGCGTGACCCGGGCCTGGGTCGTGCGGCACTACATGGGGCCTGGCACGGTCGGCCTGTTCTTCATGCGTGACAACGATCCGGACCCGATCCCCAGCGCCCAGGCCTGCGCCGAGGTGCGGGCGTATATCGAGCGCGAGCGGCCGGTTACGGCCGAGCTGTACGTACTGCCCCCGGCTGAAAAACCGGTGCAATACCAGCTCAAGGTAACGCCGGACAGCTCGGCGGTGCGCCGGGCGGTTGAGGCCGCGTTGATTGATCTGCACAACCGTGAGTCGGCGCTGGGCGCTGAACTGCTGTTGACGCATATCCGCGAGGCTATCAGCGGCGCTACGGGGGAGCGTGATCACGAATTGTTCAGCCCTACGGCGAACCTCAATGCCGCGCCCAATCAGTTGCTGACCTATGGGGGTGTGCTGTGGCGATAAGAACCGCCGAGGACTACCGCGCCCAGCTGCAGGCGCTGTTGCCCCCGGGTCCGGCCTGGGATCGAGAACTTAACCCCGGCCTGGATTCGCTGCTGCAGGTGGCGGCGGATCTGCTAGCCCGCGAGGACGCCCGGGCAGCTGATCTTCTGGCTGAGAGCAACCCCTATACGGTGCGCGAGCTGGTCCCGGACTGGGAGCGGGTTATGCACCTGCCTGACCCTTGCATGGGCGAGTCGCCGAAATTTGAGGACCGGCAACTGGCTGTACGGCGTCGGCTGATCGAGACGGGTGGGCAGACTCCGGTCTACTTCGTTGATCTGGCTGTTAGCCAAGGCTATTTGGATGCCCGCGTGATCGAGCATCGAGCGCCGCGCTTCGGCCGCGCCCGGTTTGGCCTAGCGCACTTCGGCACCTGGGGAGCGCAATTCATGTGGACTCTAGACGCGGGCTCACGCCGCCGCCTGGGTCGCCGCTTCGGCGTTGCGCACTTCGGCGAGCACTTCGGCGGCAACCCATCGGGTGCCCTGGAGTGCGCACTACGACGCAGCGCACCCGCGCACGCGGTTGAAATTATCAAGTACGGGAACTGACATGGACTATCCAAAAAGCATTCCAGGCGTGGGCCTGGTTGACGGGCATTTTGTTGACGAAAACCCAACGACTGGACAGATCGGCTCACTGATTCCAGCCGCCTGGGGCGATGCGATCACGCAAGAGGTTCTGAACGTGATCAAGGCCGCCGGCATGGTTCCGAGCGAATCGAATGTTAGTCAGTTGACGTCCGCTGTATTGACGATTGCTGCTTCGGACTTCAAGCGGTCAGCACTTGTTGCGACTACCGGTCCTGTCGCACTGAGTGGCTTACAGACAATCGATGGCGTGGCTCTGATCGCGGGGGCGCGGGTGCTGGTGAAGAACCAAGCCAACGCCGCGCAAAACTGGATCTACGTTGTGAGCGCGGGCGCCTGGACACGAGCACAGGACGCAGACGACAGCGCAGAATGCACACCTGGCCATCTGATCGGCGTGCAGGCCGGTACAGTAAATTCTTCGTCCGTGTGGCAGTTGACGAACACTGCCGCGCCCGTCTTGGGCACAACGGCGCTTAACTTCGCTCAGGTGCTGGGGAAAACGGGTGTGGTTGCCGGCGAATACCGCCGAGTGATTGTCGATGCCCTGGGGCGCGTGACTGCTGGCAGCAACCCGACGACACTTGCTGAGTACGGAATCACTAATGCTTTGCGCACGGGTACTACGGATCAAGTACCACGGCTTTATGCATCAACCCCCGGCAGTGACTATTCAACTGTACCAATTGAAATACGCGAAGCGCAGTTAGTTGGAGCTGCACAAAAAGGATTTGAGTATTCGCCGCGCCTTGGATTCCACTGGTCCAGTGTAGTGGCTGGTTCTTTAGCTATGGAGTCAAATGGAGTTTTGTGCTGGAACGGCTATAGAATATGGGACGCAAATAGTTTCGATCCGGATAAAAAAGCAAACAAGGCAACTACGCTAAGCGGTTATGGAATGGCGGCGGCAAAAACTGAGTGCAACACCTGACCTTTCCGGTACGGTGCTGCCCCTATGTCATATACCGAACTCAGCGTTGAAGAACGCGCCACCATCCAAATCGGCCACGCCCAGGGCTTCAGCCTGCGCAGGATTGCTCGCCTGATCAATAGGTCTCCTTCGACCATCAGTCGAGAGCTGCGCCGCAATCGAGATGTCTGTGGCAGCTACTCGGCCCGCGCGGCCCAGGAGCAGATGAAGGCCCGCCGCCAAGTCTGTCGACCGAGCCGAAAGCTGCTGCCGGGGAGCGAGCGCTTCGAACTGGTGGTTCATATGCTGCGTGAGCGTTTGTCTCCCGAACAGATTGCCGGCAAGCTGCGCCACATGAACATACCTAGCCTCAGAGATGCCTACGTCTGTCGCGAGACGATCTACAACGCGATCTATGCCCTGCCAGTGGGTGAGCTGCGTAAGGAGCTGATCATCTGTCTGCGCCAAGGCAAGACGACGCGCCGGCCGCGCTCTGGTGGCGTGGATCGGCGCGGCCAGATCCCCGAGATGGTCAGTATTCATGTGCGCCCGCCGGAGATTGAAGACAGGCTGATGCCGGGGCATTGGGAAGGCGACCTCATCAAGGGTAAGGCCAACGCCTCGTCCGTCGGTACGCTGGTGGAACGCACCAGTGGGTACCTGATGTTGGTGAAGATGAACGACGCGACGGCGACTTCGGCGCTGGAAGGCTTCAGCGCCGCGCTCAATAGCATGCCGCTGGAGATGCGCAAGAGCATGACTTACGACCAGGGCCGGGAGATGGCGCGACACGCCGAGATCACCCAAAGAACCGGCGTGGCGATCTACTTCTGCGACCCGCACAGCCCCTGGCAGCGCGGCAGCAACGAAAACATCAACGGCCTGATTCGCCAGTACTTGCCCAAGGGCACAGACCTGTCGGTACATAGCCAGGAGGAGCTGGACGCCATTGCGCTGCAACTGAACATGCGACCGCGTAAGCGCTTCGACTTCAAATGCCCAATCGAAGTTATGGACGAGGTGATGCAGAAGGCCATGGCTATGCGGCATGATGCTCCAGTTTCAATTCAATGACCGTGTTGCACTCAGCTCCTGCAACCGCCAATCAATAATGCTTATACAAGCGTGCAAGTTGATAATCTTCTTACGAGTAAGCTTTCCCGGGATTCAATTGTTAGTGCTGGGTTTCAGAACAATAACCCGAACCTCCCCTATATGCTGCGCGAGTCGGATATGGGGATGTATTTTCTCCAGCCCCGCCTTGGGTTCGTCCCTGTGCAGCAAGGTGGCGGCGTTGGTCAGCTCCCCAATACCATAAAAATTGGCTACTCGCTTGAGGGCGTGCGGATAACGATAGATGAGTCTGACGCTGGGGTAATTTGGACATCTGGCAACTTCAATCCTGCATCAAAGGCTGATGCGACAGCGGTGGCGCAGGCTACAGAGGTCGGTCGTGGTACGGCGCGTGTAGCGGCTATTGCAGACGTAAATGCGGGTGTCGATGACGCGGCTTTTGTAACTTCTAAAAAGTTACGATGGGGGTTTTCAGCCAGTCTCGCCATCAATGGCTATATCGCGCTGCCCAGCTGGCTCGGCGGTCTGGTCATTCAGTGGGGGAGATCTGATCTTGCAGGATCGCAATTCGGCAATGTGGCGTTTCCAGTCGCGTTTCCAAACAATGGATTTATCGCACTTGCAGTAGATGCAGTTGTTGCGGGTACTCCGAGCACTCTCTCCGCTGTTGGTGTAACAGTTCCAACGACTGCGGGATTCAGTCTTGTTTCAGCGTCTGCATCTGCAGCAGGCATCCAGATGTGGGCGGCAATAGGTAACTAAAATGGCCAGTAAAAATCGACTCTATAGCCAAACAACTCAGACCACGTATTTAAAGGGGATACATTCAGATATACCAACCGATGCCGTTGAGATATCTGAGGAGTTGTATTTGAAAGTTATTGGAAATCCGCCACCTGGCAAGATACGAGAGCATGACGAAAAAGGTTTACCTTATCTCGTAGATGCTCTCCCTGATCGGCAGACCGTCGAACGTGCCTGGCGGGATGGCGAGTTTGCCGGCGTGTTGTGGTTGCGTGAGCGGCATCGAGATCAGCTCGAAGTGAACGGGACTCCTACGCTGAGCGTTGAGCAGTTCAAGGAGCTGCTGGCATACATTCAAGCCCTGCGGGACTGGCCTCAATCAAAGGCCTTTCCTGATGCCGATCACCGGCCAGCGCCGCCGCCCTGGATCGCTGAGCAAACCCAATAGACGCCCCGTATTGACGGGGCGTTTTCTTTTCTCACATAGAGGTTCTTTCATGCCTATTACAGAACAGCAATTGCTGCAGATCCTTCCCAACGCCCGCCGCCAAGCGGGCGTTTTTGTTCCTGCCCTCAACGCGACCATGAGCAAATACGCAATCGTCACTCGCCTGCGCATGGCGGCGTTCCTGGCGCAGATCGGCCATGAATCGGGGCAGTTGCAGTACGTGCGCGAGCTGGGCAACGACCAGTACCTGAGCAAGTACGACACCGGCACCCTGGCCGTGCGCCTGGGCAACACTCCCGAGGCGGACGGTGACGGCCAGAAGTACCGGGGCAGGGGGCTGATTCAAGTTACCGGCCGGGCCAATTATGTGGCGTGCAGCGAAGCGCTGTTTGGCGACTCGCGACTGCTCAATACCCCTGAGCTGCTGGAAAACCCGGTCTATGCCGCCCTGTCGGCGGGCTGGTTCTGGCAGAAGGCCGGCCTGAACACCCTGGCCGACAAGGGCGACTTTCTCACGATCACCAAACGTATCAACGGTGGCACCAACGGCCTGGCGGATCGCCAGGCGCTGTATGAGCGTGCCCTTAAGGTGCTGGCGTGAAGGCCCCGGGCTGGTTGTTGCCAGCCCTGGCCCTGGTGCTGGGGCTCGCCCTGGGCGGCTGGGCTGCCTGGTCTTGGCAGGCCAACGCCTACGGCCAGGCCCTGGCCGAGCAAGCCGAGGCGTACAGCACGGACCGCGAGCAGGCCGCCACGGCGGTGATCCACTGGCAGGGCGAGCAGCAAGACGCCCGTCGTGCGCTGGAGGATCGCCTGCAGGCGGATGACGAAACCCACTACAAGGAATTGCGCGATGCTCAATCGAATCACGTTCGCCTGCGTGACAAGCTTGCTACTACTGAATTGCGGCTGTCAGCCCTACTCAACGCCACCCAGAGTGGTAGCTGTGGGGTGCCAGCCGCCACCGGCACCGTCGGCCTGGTTCATGGAGGCACGCGAGCCGAACTTGACCCAGCGGCTGCTCAACGAATTGTCGCCATCGCCGGAGACGGCGACCAGGGATTGATTGCCCTGGCGGCGTGCCAGGACTATGTGAAGGGAGTTGTTTCCAGAAAGTAGAAATAGGCACATTGTTCCTATTGCATTGTAGGAACAATGTGCCTATTGCGGCTCGCGTGAGCCGAGTCTGTTAACAAATCCTTGGCCAGCGCATGCCTGGCATTCCTCCCGAGCCCCGAACATCGATCCGGAGTTGACTGGATCGTACGGACTTAGATCAAAAAACACCGGGTTGCCGGTTATCCCTTCTATCTGCTTAATTTTTGCTACAGCAAAGACTAGGCTGTCACTAACACGCTGAATTATAAGAATTTTTTAATTTAGTGTGTCCGATCCATCATCGGCGCAACGCTAAACCGCCGAGACAGCGTAGGGCTTGAGTTTACTGGGGTTGTAGCTGAATTCTGGACCATTTTGCTCTACGTGTTTAAGGCGTGTTCTGGGGCGTTTTCAGGTGTTCTTTAGGTGTTGGTGGTACGACACACCACCTAAGGAACTGGCATGTAGCACTTTCGATAGGGCGACTTTCTGGGCAGGAAAGCTGGCAGATGGGCTGCGAGCTGCACGGCTCAGGTCCGCATCAAACGAAATGGACGGCAAGTTTACCAAGAGAGCCGCAGCTTCGCCCGAAAACAGATGGCCCAGCCCTGGTGCGCGCTCAAGTGGGTAGGGTGCAGGGATGAACGATTCAGCAAGCTTGCCCCAGGGCTTGTATCAGCTGTCCAGCCACGAAGGTTTCTACCGCGCCTTCGCTGGTGCCTGTTGCAAAGGCCGCACAGCAGGCCGATGTGGCGCCATCGCGGACTCGATAGACCGCGATCACGCTGCCAGGTCCGCAGCCTGTGTGCCCACTAAGGGAAAAGCCGCCTTCAATCGAACCCTGCATAACCCCCAGGCCATAGCCAGGCTCGATCCATGGTCGCCCTGGAATCGGACCGCCGAGTGTTCGAGTGGCCTGCATTTCCTTAAGCAGATCCGCGGAGAAAAGGTACTCGCAAAGCAAGCGATCCAAGAAGAGCGCCGCTTGCGAAATCGGGCCGACCAGCAGGCCGTGATAAACCCAGGCGGGGTCATAGTTCGATGTGCTCCCCGAAGCCGTTGCCTGTAGGTCTGCGGGTGTCTTGGCGAACCGAACATTCGACAGCCCCAGAGGCGCCAGGGCGCGTTGAGTGACGGCATCATCCAGTTCCAGGTCAGTCATGCGTTCAATCAACCTGCCAATCAGCAGATAGCCAACATTCGAGTATCTCCAATGGGTTCCGGGGGCATATCGAAGTCGCAGACCATCAAGGCGTTGCATCATTTCAGTTGCTGGCCAAGGTGATTCATTGTTGGCAACAGCGGCGTGATACTCCACCAGCTCGCCATAGTCGGCGAGGCCGGCCTCATGTCGCAGTAGCTGGCGCAAGGTGAAAGCGTGACCGGCAATAGGGGCGTCCAGCTCCAGCAATCCATCACGCACCAGTGACAGGGCTGTCGCCGCTAGAACTGTTTTCGTGAAACTCCACCAAGGTGCGATCAGGTCCGAGCGATCAGACGTTGCAGGCTTACCATTCGAGATGAGCGAACTGAGCAT